CCACTTTCTTCACTATAGGATCACTTACATCAATACCCTTATTTGTGACAAATTCTTCAAATGTTAGGGGAGTTTTTTTACCAAAAATTTTATCTTGACCGTATAATTTATCCCCCCAGTTAGTTGGAAGGATTTGCCCCTTTGATCCCATTGCACCGAAACCGCCAATGCCTTGACCGCCCCATCCTTGAATGGTGTTACCAAACAAACCTGATCCTGCGAGATTGCCTATGCCATATCCTAATGCGGCTGTCTGAAGGGCTTGCGCTGGATCTTGTCCCGCGACGAGTCCACCAATGCCCGATCCTATTCCCGCGCCAACGGGTCCAGCGATCAAAAAGCCAATTCCGCCTCCTATGATAGGGGCGACCTTCTTGAGGGATTTCTTTACGTTTTTAAATATTTTTCCTACAAATCCACCAATACCATATTGGGGTATCGTTCCTAGAAATTGTTCATCAATCATGCATATCCTTTTTAGCAACCTATTATTTTCTGTTGAAGAGGCAAGGGGGCAAGACTTGTAGAACGCGTGCCTATTATAGGATATAAGTATATTGAAATTTATAGTATTGTGCAATGAAAATTAAGCGATGAAAATAGATATTGAGAAAGTACCCATCGTCCGCGTAACGTGGGTGGATGCCCGCGATATGGAGTCGGGGTGGCTGCCTATCAATGATATTATGAAAGCACCTCTCGCCAATTGCATGGATGTGGGGTGGTTGATGGTGAATAACGATGAAAAGGTTGTTATTATGCGGTCATGGTGTATGGACAAGGATGATAATGAGGGTGGCGGCGCGACCGCAATCCCCAAAGGATGGATTAGAAATATAGAATATTTAGGAGTGATGTATGGACAAAAAGAATAATACAGACGCTGTCATCAACAGTTTATTTGGCAGCAAAGTTTATCAAGCGCAGATTAAGAACTATGAAAAAATTAACAAGAAGATTATTCCTTTCATTGAAAAATTTGTAAAAGAACAGCCAGGTCGCTTTGCAACAACTACGGACATTCGGGGAAAAGAAACCTATACGTCCTTTGATGGCGAGGGAGCCATGGATAATTTTCACACCAATAAGAAATATAAGCTTCTTTTTGATGAACTGAACAAGCATGTCAAGGCTTTCATTACGGCATTGGGATATGACTTAACAAAGTTTGATATTCACATTGTCAAGGCGTGGTCTACCTACACAGCAAAGGAACAGCACATTGCATTGCACCGTCACACGGCGAGTCATTTCTCTACTGTCTATTATGTAAGGGCTGATGAAATGGGAAATTTAAAAATAGAGGAGGAACAGGGAGCAAAACTTGGATTATTTATTCCTCCGACAGATCAGTATTTTAGTAAATGGAATGAATTTAATTTTGCCAGTTATAATTTAATGGCAAAAACAGGAAACTTTGTTATGTTTCCAAGTACGCTTATGCATATGACGGAGAATAATACCAAGGATATTCCACGAATTAGCATCAGCTCGGATGTATTACTGACAATGAAATCAGGAGTAAGCGCGGAACACTGCATTCCCCACCCCAAGGGGTGGTTGACCATTTAAAATTAAATGTCAAGAAAACAATTTAGAAAAGATTTCTTGCCAAGCTTCACCCATGTGTTTAAATTGGTTCTCACCCAAAAATTTTAATCAGGAGAAAAAATGGAAAATCAAGAAGTATTGAAGTCTATAGCTGTCCTCGCCGATAAGACAGGACGCTATCACGAACGACTAATGGCGGTTGAGAGAGACAATTTAAGACTAGAGAAAGAATTAAAAGACCATAAGAATGGGTGTAGTTGTAGCTCTCCTAAAGAAGAATTAGGTGTTACTGTGGAAAAGCAAACCCAAGTACATGTAGATAATTATAATAAAGACGATGATTGCCCTTCATGTGGGGCTTAGAGCTTCGTTTTACCGAAAACGTCGGGGAGTTTAGTGACATCCACTCGAATATCCCTGGCAAAGTTTTCTTTCCAAGGCTTACCGCAATCATTGCAATTTCCCGTGGCTAACTCCTCGGAGTCCACTTCGGCTTTGCAGTTCCTGCAATAAATTCTTTCAAACACTTCGGGTTGATATACGGGAACTTCCTTTCCCAAGACAATTCTAGTTCCAATAACTTTTCCTTCCTGAACTTTTTTCATTATGAAATTTCCAGTAAGCTAACAAGTATTGTTATGCCAGCTCCCGTTAGTTTTATAGCATCCTGCTGTTCTAAGGCAATAGGCTGTGTGAGAACCTCTGATTCTGAGGCATCGGCATAACTGCTTTGAGTTAAAGGAATTTCCAAGCTTGAATTGCTGTAATCCATCATTGAAACGATAGTAGTTACCGCTCCACCTGTTTGATTGGATATTCTAATGCTTTTTACCAAAGCCGTTGTAGGGGGAATGGGAGGCGTAGCCCCTTCATTTGCCGTAGGAACGGTGTACACGGTTCCCGTGCCTGTTCTAGAAAAACTTAAAAATTTATCAGCCAAGGAACCAACTCCTTGCTCCAGATTCGTCTTTTACGTCTTGCTGAAAACCAAAATTCAATTGTGTAATTACTTGCTCCAGCAATCGAATAAGCATGTCGAACTGCGTTACGCTGTATTCGGGTGTTGCGTTGGGTAGTCGTGTTGTAGAAATCTTAGCCATTATCTGCCTCCATCGGGTTGAACATCAAGTCGCAAAGTTCCAAATCTCCAATTATCACTTAAAGCGTCACTTGTAATCTTTAAATTTGCTTGTCTTCCTCTTCCCCGTAAATTAAATTTTGTTGTGGCGGGAACAACAGTGGAAGTTTTTATAACGGAAGTGCTTGAAGCGGGATAAGTCTTGAATGTTAAATCCATATCGACGCTTCCCACCAAGTTCTTGAAGTCAGGAATTCCTCGTCCAATATGAAGTAGTTGCTGACCGTCCCCTATGTCAAAATCGCCAGAAGTAATAAAAGCCGTAAGTGCTACGCCATCATCATCGGTTCCTGATTCCTGTTGGTAGAAGGTAGATGCACCAGCCGTTAAACCAAGAACAGTTGGTGTTGTCGCTGTCGCCGTTGTTGAATATTTCGTAGCATAAGGAAATTCATAGACGCCGTAGTCTTTCCACGCTGTACGGGCTAACGAGCCTGTTGACCAAACTTGTTCCAAATAATTATAAGTCACATAACGGTTAATTTGTGATTCTCCCGCGGATGCATAAAACCATGTTACCTCATTCTTTTCGGCATTCAATCCAACATAAGTTTCGGGCTGATTGGTAATGCTGAAATCATCAAAGACATAATCTTGCACACTGCATGGCATTTTTTTCACAGCACCATCAAACATGTAGAAGGAATTCTGTGACATCCAAAAAGCCGTTCCGTTAACATCGACGGCACTATGAACTGACACCGCACCGCAATTGGCACCAATCTGATTTAAGGAGAAAACAAAAGGCTGTCCCACAAACTGCATCGCGTGCAAGGACGTATCCGTCCAAACGAGGATTGCTCCACGCGACCGTGTCGCCGCCATGATTTTTGAACCGTCCTGAATACGAAAAGATCCCGATGTATTGATGACAGTTGGAGTCCAATCGGTGTAGTCCTCTTGTGAAGACCACCGCAAGAACAAGGGGTCAGCCGTGGAAGTGCTTCCAATCGTTGTTTCCGTTCCGAACAGAAAAATATGCCTATCCGTCGGTGATACCAAAACAAACCGTGATGATGTCGGAGCCTGCGAAATAACGGCGGCTCGCGTTCCCGTGCCAACCGATGTATCCCATCTGTAGGTTCCGCCCTCGCTTACCGTTGCAATCAAGTCCTCGCCAAAATTATCAAATGTCCATTGCCTTGCCGCAATCGTCACCGTTGACGTTGAACGGGGCGTGTTCCATGTTCCCACATTCCATGCTCCCGTTCCCCATCCATAGCCATAAGCGGATGCTGGAAGACCAACATTAATTTGATAGTTGGCTGTTCCCGCTCCGCCACCTCCCGATGTGGAACCAGACGCCGTGCCCGTATGAGTCACGGTATAGGTATTAGAAGTAGGAACAGAAATGACTTCAAATTCGGCATTCATATCGAGTCCATCAATCGCTGTAAAACTTGCAAAGGTAACAAAATCACCCACCAAGGCGCCATGCGCCGTGTCGGCTACTGTAACTGTTGTTGTTGCGTTTGTCGTGAAGGGATTAGTCAAAGAGACGGGAGATCCCGAGCGCAAAGGTGTAATGTCATACGCCGCTCCTTCACTGTAAACATATAA